TTATGTTCGCCGTGAAATTCCAATGGAGTTAAATGTTACTCAAGAAGAACAACGTGTTGACATTGAAGAGATGCGTGATTCTCTGCGTGTTGCTATGGCTCAGTATGCCTCGGCAATTCCGACCCTTGCTGCACAAGGTCAAGACCCTTCACAAATTGTTGCTCGGATTGCTGAAGTTATTCAGGGACGACAAAAAGGATTACAACTAGAAACTGTGGTGGAAAAGGTGTTCGCGCCTGAACCACAACAACAAGCACAATTAGGTGCTCAAGTTCCAGCAGCAGGCGTGGCCCCCGTTCCTGCCTCGCAGCCAACTCCAGAACAAATGGGTGCGGCCCCTGCTGCTGGCGCTCCTCAAGGAAGACCAGATATAGCAAGTTTGCTTGCACAAATTGCAGGTTAAATAAGGAGGTGTTAAATGAAAAAAGGTTCAGTAGCGGCGGCATCAATGTCAAAGCCAGTTGAAGGAAAGAAGGACACTTCCAAGCCAGCAGGTGGCGAAGTAAAATTCGGCTTCACTCCAGCAGGACGCAAAGGTAAAGCAGTAAAAAAGTAGATTCTTTTAAGGGAGACCAGCGTGGTACACGATGAAGATAACGTTCCACGCTCGGTCAACCTTGCAGACTTTTTTGTAGTAGCCGCAGAATTTTTTTACAATTTAACACAAACGATTGAAACATTAGCAAGTTCATTATTAGAACTGTCCATATATAACGCCAATAGAAAAGTTAAAGTAAATAGGACGTGGGAACAGTTCGTGACAGATTTAGAAAAGATGGAGGACAATAATGGCTAGAGGTCCATTAGCAGGCGCATCAGGCCCTGGCAAGTTCTCAGCACGCACAGACGGTTTAGAATTAGGTTCAACTTCTTATGGTGAAGGTGTAGAAACACAAGCAATTAAATCAGGTGCGCCACTTGCAAAAGCACAGAAGATGCCATCGGCAACAAATACCGAAGTGCGACAGGCTGCAGCAAAAGCACCAGTAACTCCACTCTTTGCACCAACTCAACGACCAAACGAACCAGTAACATCTGGCGTTAACATTGGTGCTGGTCCTGGCTCAGAAGTACTTGGCTCTGCACAGCAGGAAGACGATACAAATTTCCGTGCAACCATTTCAGCATATATGCCAGTACTTACTTATATCTCTGGACTTCCAAATACCTCACCAGAAACTCGCAAGGCTATTAGACAACTAAGGGATGCTCTGTGAGTGTATGGAACAGAATTGGTGATGTCGCTTCAACGGTCAGTAAAGGCGTAACAAGCGGCGCTACTAACTTAGTTAAATTCGGCGGAGAACTATTAGGTTCTGGCGCTGGCGTAGCCAAGTTCGCTTGGGATGTTGCTACTGCTCCGTGGAATAACGCTGACGAATATAACGGCTTTGTACAAACATTTAAGACTGCCGCAAATAAAGAAGGCGCTAATATAGTTAAACCACTTGCATCTGCAGGTGGCGCTATTATGAAAGTTCCTGGAGTTGCTCCAGCACTTGAGCGTATTAACTATATCAACCAAGAGTACATTCGTGAACCGTTAACAACATTTAATCTTGTAATGGGTGATGTCACCTCTGGTCGTGTTGGTCTTGGTGGATTCTTTGACCCGAACGAATGGAAAAAAGCCTACACTGGCGCTCAAGATATTTCTTTTGGTCAATCTGTACTTAATCAGTATCGAGTAACCTACGACCCAAAGTTTAATATCTATGACCCTGCTCAACGTGAAGCAGCATTTAAGAAAAGCGCCTGGGGTAAATGGTTATCTGGTGGATTTGATTTAGGAATACAGTTAGTTGGCGATGTAAGCATTGGCGCTGGTAAAGGCCTTAAAGCGCTCAAAGCAAGTACCGCTGGCGTAGGTGCACTTAATAATGCTGACGCTGTAGCACAAGCAGCAGAAGATATTACAAAGGCTCAATATGGAGTCAAGAATAGATTTACAAAAGTTATTGATGATTTTACTGCAGGCGATTCTACTTACGCCTTAAATCATCCAATGGTCAAGTCCTCTTCACAACCAGGACTTCTTGCTCACCTTCTTGGTGATTCTGTTGACCGTGATGAAACAGCACTTATCTTACGCTCGGCGCTCGGTGACCCAGCAGCGATGGATGAACTTCGCTTAGGCCGTGAATATATTACCGATGCTCTTCAAGCAGCACGCGGAGATTTATCTGCAGTAGATGAGATGAAGTTATTCTCAGCACCAGATGGTTCTGGAATGCTTCCATTCCTCAATGATAACCCAGCGGTTGCTAAAGAGGCTATGGATAACTATAAGTCTCTAGCGGCTCACGATGAATACTTTGCTAAGTTAATGCAACTTGGCGAAGGTGGAGGAGCGCTTACTCGCACCACAGGTAAACTTGCTCAAGGTGTAGAAGACTTTGTAGCAAAATCTCGTGCTCTTAAATTTTACGACAAGACTGTTGGAAATCCAAAGGTTGATTTCTACCAACCAACTCCTTTCCACCGTATGTACCAGAAGTTCTCTTGGGCTGCGGGAGAGCGTCCAGCAGGTATTGTAGATTTCAACGACGCTGATTCTTACCGAGAAGTTATCGCTAACGTATCAACCGCTGAGAAATTACTTGGCTGGGATGCTGAAACTTCAAAGAAATTCTTAGATTCATATATTGCTTCAGCAACTCCTGAACAGCGCTTTGCTTCAACAATGAATCTTGAAAACTCTGTATTTCGTCAGATAGCAAAAAAGTATGGCGTTGACGAGAAAAAAGCAGAAGAAATTTACAACAACTATAAAGGTGCTCGCACCTCTGCCTTAAAGTCTATTAAAGATAAAGGCTTTATGGTTGATGTTGATAACTCAACAAAGGTTATTAAAGACCCACTTTTTGAATCACAGACGGCAAACTTCTTGCCTTTGATGGACTTTGAATTGATGGATAGATTGCTCAAGCGAAACGCAAATACCATCAACCTTTTAAGCGGAACATCTAAAGACTTAGTATTTCATTATGCAGATATTCTGCAGGATGCGTTCAAGGCTGGAGCGTTGCTTCGTCTTGGTTATACTATCCGTAACGGTGTTGATTCACAACTTCGTATCTACGCATCAGTTGGCGCTTTGTCACAGATGCAACACCTTGGAAACGGTTTGAAGAATTTTGTTAACAACTCAGTACGAACACCAGCACGTTTAATTGACCGTTATCGCAAGGTAGATTCTGGAAGAACGCTACGACAGGTTGAAGAAGCCCGCGCTTCTGTTACTCAAGAAATTGCTGACCTAGACGGAAAGATTAGAGAAGCACAGGCTAAGTTAAGTCTAAATCCATCAAATGATAATCTTGCTGGAAAAGTAAATACACTTAATATGCTTCGTCAAGAAAAGCAAGATGTATATAATCATTACGTTGACGTAATAAATAGAAATTTTACTAAGAAACAAAAAGAATTATCATTTGAGATAAATACAAAAAATGAACTAATAAATCAAGCACTTAAATTTTCTTCATTTGAAGAATTTAGTAAAGCAATATCAATGCAAGGATTAAGACCCAGGGCTTGGCATATTGCTGGAGAAAATTTTAAGTTAGATAAAAATTTTAATCCAATGAATAGACTTGGTTCAAAAACTGGAGAACCTGGACTTTTTGTTGGCGACCCTGAACATTGGGAATCTTACGCTTCTGGAAGAAAAACAGTAATTGAATATGATTTAACTAAATTAAACTTTACAAAAAATCCTCTTTCTGACAAAAATGCTGATTTTTATGCAGACCAATCTGGAAATCAAGGATTTTTTATACGACCAAATGGGTTTTCTAAACTTAAAGAAATAAAAAGAATGTCCATTGAAGAAGCAAAACAAAGAGCAATGGAACAACAATCAAAAATGCCTTTATCTAAAGAAGAGGCTCTTAGTATATGGAACGAATCAAGAAAAACCGTAGAAAACAAAAAGTTCAGAATCGGAACAGGTTCTTTTACTGTAACTCTTTCCGATGGTTCAAAATATGAACTAGATGATGCTTTTGGCGGTCCACTTGGAGATATGTGGAAGCGAGTTGCTTCATCACAGAACTCATTTGAGCGTATGGTTGATTCCAATACAGACCTTTATGCTCGACGTGCTTCAAGCAAGGGAATTGGTGTAGTTCGCCCAACAGACCCAGCATACTTTGAGCAATGGGCGCAAACTCTTCGCAATCAATTTGGTAACTCTGCAGTTATCCAGAAGTTGGCAAAGGGTGAGTCAATCGAAGATGTATCACAATGGCTTCGTAATTCAACCGACGGAAGAGATTTACGACGCAGACTATCGCTAAATTCAGATGAGGCAGCAGATTACGTCTCACGAGTTAATGGCTTTTTGGATGATTACCTACCAGTAACATCAGGTCTTCGTGGCAAGATACGAGATATTACTGCCAACGATTTGCGTTCAGCATTCAAAGACCCATCAACGCTACCAATTATTCACGGTCACGTACTTGAAGAGAATATCTTTAACATATCTCAAATTAAATTTAAGAACCTTATTAACAGCGCATTTAGGTTTCTTGGTACTATACCTGAAGATACTTGGGCAAGAAATCCACTATATGTAACTTTATATCGAAAAGAAGCAAAGCGTCGCCTTGAGTTAATCCAAAATGTTAAAGGAATTGTAAGCCCAGAAGAACAAGCATCAATTATGGCTCTTGCTCACAAGCAAGCGCTTCGTGAGATGAAGGGTATTCTTTTTAACATTGAGCGCAAGTCTAACCTTGCTGCTGCTATGAAGTTTATTAGCCCATTCTTCTCTGCTCAAGAGAATGCTTACAAGACCTGGATGAAGTTTGCGGTAGCAAACCCAGCGATTGTTAACCGTGGTTACATCGTTTGGAACTCACCAAATCGAGCAGGTTTAGTATTTGACCAAGAAGGAAATCCAGTTCCTGAAGGCAAAGCAACAGGCAATGATTCTATTTGGCTTGGTGTACCAAAAGGTTTGCGAAAAATACCTGGCCTTGAATCATTAACAAAGGTTGGTATTCCAAAGCAATCGCTAGATATTATTTTCCAAGGTGGATTAGATGTTCTCTATAACCAAGGAAACAAAAATGTATTTAGCGACATTTTCCCTGTCGGTCCATATGTTGCCGTTCCTATTGGTGAAATTGTAAAACGCAAACCACAGTTTGAAGAAGCATTTAAGTGGGCACTTCCTTTTGGGCCAAGCAAAGATGTACTTTCTGGTTTTACCCCAGCGTGGTTTAATAAGGCTAGAGTATCTGCAGCAGGTTTAGATGATGAGCAGTTTGCTCGCTCATACGAACTTATCTGGAAAACAGAACAAGAACGTGCTAAGCGCAACGGTCTTCCACCTGTTGCTCCAGAAAAGATTTTGTCAATGACAAAAGATTATTGGAATATGCGTGTGGCTGCTAACTTAATTATGCCATTTGCCCCACGATTTGATAGTCCATATAAGTTTTATCTTGACAAGTCCCGTGAATACAAGCGTTTATACGGTCTTGAGGCTGACGCTAAGTTCCTTAATGACTATCCAGATTTCTTCTCTTTCTCAGCAAGTCTTTCTTCTAATCCAGCGGGTATACAACAATCTGTTGCTGCAGTAAAGAACATTGAAAAATACTCAGGACTTGTCAGTGACTTAGCAAAAATTGAACCAAAACTTATTGGTCTTATTGCTAACAATCCAGCAGGCTATGACTTCTCACAGGCTGCATATAATTATCTTTACAATAAAAGAATCTCAGCAGATTCACCTTTGAAGTTCCTTGCTTCGCAAAGCCCAGCAGAGGCTCAACGAAAGAACGAGGCTGAAAAAGGTTGGATTATCTTTAATCAATTCAGTGACCTTATTGACAATGAACTGCAAAATCGAGGCTTATCCTCAGTAAGCCAAAATGGAGCAGAGGATTTGAAATACATTAAAGACCAAGTAGTTAAGAAACTATCAATCCAGACTGATTATGAAGGTAAACCAATCTACGACCCAAAGACTGGTGACTATGTTTCCAGCGCTTGGGGAGATGACTATAAAGACTCCGATGGTTCAAAGACTCAGAAAGTTATTAAAGGTTTGTCAGCAATACTTTCTGATGAAAAGTTTTTGGCTGCTAACAAGAATAACCCAACCTGGAAATCAGTGTCAACCTATCTTGATTTCCGTAAGGCTATTGCTCAAGAACTTGCAAAGCGTGAAGTAAAGTCTATTGATGCTAAAGCAAATGTGGACCTCAAGTACATTTACGATGGAATGGTAAACAAACTAAAGGATGATGACAAGATGGGATTTGCTTACTTGTATGACAGATTCTTGTCACAAGACCTTGTCTACGATAAGAGTTTGACGAAGGAAGTAGGATAATGGCTGGCGATACACTCATTCCGTACAAATCTGGTCTTGCTCCAGAAAAGTCTACTTCTTCTGCACTAGAAAGTTTGTTTAAGTCTATTGGTGGAGATACGGGCAATATACCAAAACCTGGCTCTGGCTCAACAGCAAAAGCACCTAAGTCTGGCGTATATACACGCACTTATGTCACCACAACCATCCCAAATGACCTTACTCTTACCGATAATATCAATAAGATATTTCAGAGATACTACGGAAGAGATGCTACTCAGCAAGAAATTGCTACCTGGCTTCCACAGTTAAAGGCTAAGTACTCAACCAAAGAAGGAAAGCAACAGAGTACTGTCAAAGAAACATATGACAATGGAGTACTAAAAAGCACAGAGTATTTAACTGCAGACAATCTTGACCCTTCAACCTGGCTTGAAGATACTATCCAAACAAAACTTGCTCAGGGTGATATTGCGGTATCTAAACTTGGAGTTCCAGAAGGACCAGCAGGTCAATACTTTACGGCATTCAAAGAGTTTGCTTACAGAAATGGTATTCAATTATCAGATTCTGCAGCGCTAGATTATGCTAATAAAGTAGTCGCTGGAAGATTAGATAATAATACTGTTATATCAACTTTGCAAGAATCTGCAGCAAGCGCATTCCCGCAACTTGCTGACAAGATTAAGGCTGGAATTGACGTGAAAACTTTGGCTGACCCTTACATTCAGTCAATGGCTAACACACTAGAGATTCCTGCAGCCGCTATTGATTTGTTTGACCCAAAGATTAGAAGTGCTTTGGCATTCACACTTCCTGATGGAAAAGTTGGAACTAAATCAATCTATGACTTTGAGCGTGAACTACGTCAAGATGAACGCTGGCAGTATACGAATCAAGCAAGAAAAGAAGTTGCAGATGCCACGCTTGGCATTCTTCGTGACTTCGGATTGCAGGGATAGTAATGGCTAAAAAATATACACGAGCACAGTGGACACGGCTTCAGGCTCGATTCCCAGAAGAAGACCGCATTCCTTATGACCAATCTCCAGACGTTCAAGATGTAGTACAAAGCGCTGGTTCTGAGATGTCAGGTGGAATGGTAAGCACAACTCCACGTCCAGCCGCTGACCCAAATCGTCCTAACGTTCGTGAAGATAGAATACCTACAGAAACCGTAACAACTCCTACTGCTACAACAGTAACTGGACCAACTCTTGTTGCTGGACCGACTGTCGGAACAGGCACGGGAACTGGAACCAAATCAACTGGGCCAACATATATGCCTGGCTCTACCACCTCAACCCCTGCTTTGTTTACAGCAAAAGACGGTACAAAGTTTTGGGATGAAAAGTCGTACAGAGAATATGAAGATTATATTTCTGGAAAACGAGCAGCACGTCAATCTGCGTTTGATTTATTATATGAACAATTTTCTCAGTACGGACTTGGTTCTCTTGTAGAGCCAATCAGAGGACTTATCACTGATTCATCTGTATCACCTTCAGAGTATGTAATAAGGCTTCGTCAAACCGAGGCATATAAAAAGCGCTTTGCTGCTAATGCTTCTCGTGTAGGAAAAGGACTTGCTGCGCTATCTGAGGGAGAATACTTAGCCCTTGAAGACCAGTATCAAAACATTATGCGTAACTACGGTCTTCCAGCATCGTACTATCAAAAGGGTGACCTTGGTGTACAAAAAGGTTTTGAGAACCTTATTGCTAATGACGTATCAGCGGTTGAATTAGAAGATAGAGTTCAGACTGCATACAACAGAGTTATCAATGCTGCACCAGAAGTATCCGCAGCGCTTAAGACTTTCTATCCAGGAATCACAAATGGTGACGTTCTTGCTTATGCGTTAGACCCAGAGAATGCTCTTAATGAACTCAAGCGCAAAGTAACTGCCGCTGAAATCGGTGGTGCTGCTACACAGTTTGGATTACAAGCAAGTCTTACTGGAGCAGAAGCCCTTGCAGGTTACGGAGTAACTCAAGCACAGGCTCGTCAAGGTTACCAAACAATCGCTGACATTCTTCCGCGAGGAAGTCAACTTGCTTCAATCTACAAGCAAGAACCATACACACAGACAACTGCAGAGTCCGAAGTATTCGGAACTCCAGGTGCTGCAGAAGCATCTGCTAAACGAAAGAAACTTGCACAGTTAGAGCAAGCATCATTTAGCGGCTCTGCTGGCACATCAAGCGCCATATCGCGAGATAGGGCTGGCGCGTTCTAAGCCTGCTAACGATGTATCTGGCTCGTTAGAGAGAAATAATAAATCCAGTAGTAGGAGCCATACGGCGTTCCCCAAACCGTATGTGGCCTGCGTCAACCAACAATAAAGGGAGAAGGACCTATGTCCAACATCGACTACGACGACGATGACTTTGAAACACCATCCAATGATGGTAATGACTTAGTCAAGCAGTTGCGTAAAGCAAACAAGCAGAAGGAAAAAGAACTTGCTGAGATTAAGGCTCAGTTTGAATCTTTATCCAAAGCACAAAGAGACCGAGCAATCAAAGATACTCTCGCTAGTCGCGGGGTAAATAGCAAGATTGCATCATTTATCCCA